CTTCAAAAAAGTTTAAATAACAAACCACAAAGGAGATTGTGATGCCGAAAAAAGAAAAAGAAACGGTAGAGAATCAAACAGTGAAATACAGAGGCGTGGAATACGATGTCTCTAAATGGACAGAAATACAGGGCGATGATTATAACCATATCGTTGACCTGGAATTAAAGATTAATAGAGCGGCTTTCAACTTGAGACAGCTTAATGGTGGCCTGGAATACTACAGGGCGAAATTAGATAAATCATTGGTAAGCGATAATGAGGAATAATGAGCGACGAAATTATTCTGGCGGTACTTGGTATCGTCGGAGGTCTTATTACATTTTTACAGAAAGTTTTGTACAACCAGGGCAAGACCCTGTACGATATTGTTGTAAAACTAATTGACCGATTTAATAAATCAGATGAACGATTAGAGGCTATATCAGATCAGATGGCTCAAGCCGCAGAACGCCGTCACGAGAAAATTGTTGATGAGATGAATGACATGACGGATACGCTAAATTATATTAAAGGCCGTATAAACTCAAAAAGTAATTAAATTAGGATATGAATATTACTGCCCAGCTGGAACTGTACTTCCTCGGATTACCGCACTCCTTGTGCAATCGGATAGTGGCTCTACCCGATCCTCCTAACATGACCGGCTGGGCATAGCTTTTTAATATGCCAAAAAGAAACCAGCTTCCTATTCATAAATTCCAGGAGTCGGTGTTGGTTGATTTAAAATATATACGGATGATGGTAAAAAAGAATGAGAGCCAGCTTGAAAAGATTAACGGCAGGGTCCGTGACGCAGAAAAGAGCATTGAAATGATTAAGGGTATCGGCTCTATGGCTGGTATCGTATTTAGTGGCTTTATTGCCTGGGTATTTAAAACAAAATAGGAGTATACAATGGAATGGTTATCCTGGTCTAATACCGCGTACCTGGCGGCTATAATGGTAGGTGCCGGCATTACCTTTGCCGCCGCCAGATATAGAACTCTCTTGAAGGAGATACAGGAGGCACTGAATACTTATCACGCCGCCGCAAAGGATGGGACCATCACTTCAGCTGAACGCGATAAGATAATGAAAGAGGTTCTTGATATAGCCCAGGCAGGGGTAAAAATATTTTGGCGCTGGTAGTGTGGCTAAATTATTCCACGAATATATTGCCAGGATCATTGCACGGGAGGGCGGTGACAGAATAACGAAAGACCCGGACGATCCTGGCGGCACCACAAAGTTCGGCATCAGCCAGCGTGCGCACCGTGATGTTGATATTGAAAATTTAGAGTATAAGCAGGCGGTAGAGATATACCATGACCATTATTATAAACCGTCTAAAGCCAACAAGCTACCATTAGATATACAGGAGCAGTACCTGGACATGGTTGTCAACATTGGTTATGCCCGTGCGGCAAAAGTATTGCAGCGGGCAACAAATGCGAAGAGTAAGGCCGACCTGGCTGTTGATGGGAAGATCGGGCCAAAGACCATAGCCGCTGTTAAATCATCAAAACTTGAGCCTGGCAGGCTTGCGGCCTACCGGGTATTGTATTACGCGAAACTATGCCAGCGTAAGCCAGTAATGTATAAATACTATTACGGCTGGTACCGGCGCACCATAGAAGTATAGAATCGCCCCTATTCCGCCTGGGGTTAGTCAAACGTAGTCAAATGTGACCATACATGGTCACCCCCTTTCTCATAAAAAAATAGCAGAAACCATTATTTCTCCATATATTTGGCGCGAAAAGTAGAGGTTATACTATGATTATAAAGGTTTCAAGCGTAAGAAAGCTGTTTAATGAGCGCAATATCCAGATCAGCGATGATGCTATCAAGGTGATCAATGATATGATTGATCGTGATACGAGGAAGATGGTCGCGCGGTGTATTGAGGGGAATGTGAGAAGGCTTACTACGGATATTATTTATATAGCGCTTGGTAATTTATTCAACACGCACAAGGAGTAAATAATGCAAAACAGAGAAGAGTTCCTAAAGGAACGAAAAGCTGGTTTGGGTGGATCGGACGTCCACCATTTGTTTTATTCAGAGCCGTATGGTTGCGCCAGAAAGCTGTGGTATGATAAAACAGACCAGGCACCGGATTACCCGGTAGTACAGACCAGTATAATGACCAGGGGCCACAAACTGGAGCAATTGATCCGGGATGAGTACAGTGCCGCGACAGGGCGCAAGATACGCCGTGTTAATCGTATGCTGGTAAATAAAGAACATCCCTGGGCCATGTGCCACCTGGATGCAGAGATTGTCTCTTTTGATGATCGCGGCACCGGTGTCCTGGAATGTAAAACCGTAGGCCGGCCCATGTATTATAAGATACAGGAAGAAGGTATACCGCATTACTGGATATGGCAGATACAGCATTACCTTATGACCACAGGGCGCCAATGGGGTAGTTATGCTATCCTGTGGGCCGACAATTGGGAGTTCATTCATTTTGATGTTGATGCCGATCCTGTATTCCGGCAACAGATCATTGAAGCTGGTCAGAAGTTCTGGCGGATGGTAAAGAATGGTCCCGCACCAGAGCGCCTGGATATTAAGGATAAGCGCTGTGGCTTGTGTGAGTTCCGCAACACTTGCCAGGGGACAAAACTGATGGCCCTGGCACAGAACGGCACAGAGCAGGCTGATTTCGATCCATCGTTCGACACCCTGCTGAACGAGTATTACACATTAAAATCCTTACAGGATGAGGCATCTGAACTTGTAGATGCCAAGAAGAAAGAGATCACCGAATTGCTGGGTGAGCGGGTCCTGGTGGATTGTAATGGTTTTCGTCTGTATTACAAACCGGTGGAGTCCACAAGGTTTAAAAGTACAGCATTAAAAAACGATGACCCTGAACTGTATGAGAAGTATGCTTACAAGAGCGTGAGCAGGCCGTTCAGGATCAGACCAATATAGGAGGTAATAATGCCAAATAACACAAATATGGTTATTCAAGATGTAGACTTTTCACAGAGTCAGATTGAAACCATAAAAGAAACAGTTGCCCAGGGCGCGACCAATGATGAGTTAAAACTCTTCTTGTATCAGTGTAGCCGTACCGGCCTTGATCCATTGAGCAAACAGATACATTTCATCAAGCGTGGCGGCAGGGCAACGATCCAGGCCGGGATAGATGGCCTGCGTGCGATTGCAGAGCGGACCGGTAAGTATGCCGGGAATGATGATTATATCTACAATGACATGAAAACCATGTATGAGATGTCCTCTGCCGGTGAGATGCCAACGACTGCAACATCAAAGGTCTATAAGATTGTTGATGGTGTCAGGGTAGAGTTCTCTGCAACTGCGCTATGGGATGCGTATTGTCCACAGGGGAAAGAATCTTTCATGTGGAATAAGATGCCCTATCTGATGCTGGGCAAGTGTGCCGAGGCCCTGGCCTTGCGTAAGGCTTTCCCTAATGATCTGTCAGGGATATACTCTACGGATGAGATGGCCCAGGCTGGTACGCCGTCAAATGGTGGCAGTAGTGATACACAGGGGCAGCAACTGAAGGAAAAAACTGCCAGCAAGGCGCAGGATTTGAAGGATAAAATCGAAAAGGCGAAGGTAAGTCCGGATATGCCGGAAAACAACAATGGCCTTATGTCAGATGAGCAGAAAGATGAAATCACAGCATTGCTGGATCACCCCTCCTGCGCAGATGTGGTGGAGAAGGTTCACGCCTGGCTGGAAATAAAATCAGAGAATCATACTCACCTGGCGGCGGAAGAGACAATCAAGAAGCTAAAGGCGAAGATTCAGGAATGAGATATTATGAGGTTGGCGTAAGGACCTGGGTGTCCGCTGATTTCCGGTCATTAACACAGGATGGACAGTTGTTATGGCTGTTCTTCCTGTGTGGCCCCATAAAGACGCCTCTGCCTGGCTTTTACAGTGTTGGGACAGGGGCGTGCCTGGATCACCTCCGGTGGCCTGTGGATCGATTCTCAAATGCCATGCAGGAACTCAAGGACCGTAATATGCTAATATTCGATGAGAACCATAATGTTATTCTTTTACCCAAATGGGCCAAGTACAACAGGCCGCCCTCCAATCCCAATGTAATGAAAAGCTGGCTGTCGCTACTGGAAAACATTCCAGACTGCGATCTAAAGACAGAGTATGTTGACGGCCTTACTGTGGTGGTGCGGAAACTTGATAAATCTATACAGAACGTATTTGACCATTGGATGTCATTGTACGGGATGTCAATAGAGCCTATTGAGGATATGGATATAGATTATAGTGTCTGATTTTAATAAACCTTACAACAAAATGGATGATGATGAGAAATTGGCCTATTCCCGCCATATTCAGTCAAAGTATATAAAAGACCTGGATGAATACCTAAAAGTCCTGAATAACGGCAAAATATCGCTCCATAAGCGGCAAATTATTGAATGGGTAGAGGGCCTGCGTACATATAATGATAATACACTTGATGCCGGCTGGAAAGATTTCATCCAGACGTTCCGGCCCAACTTCCTACCATCAATAGCGGATGCCAGGGAACATTTTAAAAAATATAATGTCACTATTCATAAAGCAGAAGAGCCTGCGCCGGATGCTGGTGACAACATGAGTAACGGGGATTTTCATAAGTTTCTTTCCCTGTGTATGCGTTACAAACATGATGGCCCAATAGTATTTAACGAAAATCTTATTAAATTTTGGAAAGAGATGGCTGACCAGGCGACTGATCCAACAGTGAGGAGCGACTGCCTGGCGTCTGTCAGAGAGCATGAGAGGGAATTGCGGAAGAAAAAAAAGATGACCAGAAACAATAGCGCATTGAGAGGCAACAGGAGTCCACTATGAGAAAACAGGTAGCAATTAAATTAAAAGAAATGGCTGACCAGGTGGCAATTAGATATTCTAAAAAATCCAGGGCGCAGAATTTTAGCGAAGATATTTTCATGGTTGATGAGATTATCCCATTGTCGGCCCAGGGTGCAATGGTGATATTTAAGAAGAACACAGGCAAGAAGGCCCTGGCTCACTTCATTCATGTGGATCACCCGCAGAACCCTTTCTGGCAGTATTATTTTGTGGGCGCCCAGCATTTTATTAATTTGCACAAGCTGTCAGAGGCATACGCGGATGTTGAAAAACATAATTTTAAATTGAATTTCAAATAAAGGAGAAAACACAATGAAGGACCGTGACTACATAGAATATGAGGCTGGTGATTACTTTGCCCATAATCCGGATGCAAAAGAATGTGCCTTTGTACTGCTGGACGAGTATGAGGTTAAAAAGGTAAAAGATGAAGAGCCGGTCATCCTGGAGTACGATAATTTGAAGATCGTGCCAAACCGGAATCGCCAATACAGGACCAATGGTAAGGGCAGGCGGGTATAAATGATTAATGGAATCGCTAACTGGATCGCTGATATGCTGGTATTCGGTATTGCCGCGATCATCTGGTTATTATTCCTGGCGGGTGTATTCCTGTTATTTGCCCATATTGTTGATCGGGTAAGGGAATGGACAGCAAGCCGGTAAAACAAGAGGCCACAGCGCAAATAAGGGCCACTAAAACAGAGGTGACCCTTATTTGTAATGCGTTGTCTTTCCTGACCAGCGTGGATATACCCACAGAGCCAAAGGAACAGGATTGGAAAGCGCCTTACGGAAAACTGTTAAACGATTATGAAAGAATTAAAAAAATGATGGTAGAGCATGAAGAAAAGCACTCAAAATAAAAGATTGATAATTAGACTGACCTACTTTACGCCAGTTCCGATGAAGAGTGTTACTATAACCACGGTGCCGATATTTATTGTGCCTGGGTATGTCATATATAGTTATGTTGATATTATACCCAAGAGTAAAAAATGATAATTGACTGCTGGCATTTCACCCAGCTGTCCGAAGGCATTCGGCTGAAGTATGCCCAGGCCATGATGAGGGAAGAGACATTGATACCTAACAAAAGGCTGGTCAAGGTTGATCATACCATTCCAGGTGCCAGCGGGACCCTGCCGATCGAAGATATACCGATACCGGTAATAAAAGAAGATAAGATACCGCACCAGGCAATGGAGGAGCGCCTGAAGAGGGCGGTAAGGAAAAGGAAATACGAGGAAAGGTGCCTGGCGAAGAAGAAGAAGGCACAGGAAAGGGCGCGTGTCATAAAACATTTAGAAAGATCGGGGCTTGTCAGGCCGCCAAGACCTAAAAAAAGGAAAAGAGTAGTGTCAAAATATATATCCCGTTATTATGTGGTCCGGGATGGCGCCCTGGTAGAAACGGGTATATTGGACACCAGGCATTTAAGAGTAACAAAGGAGAACCAAGATGGCTAATAAAGAAAAAACCTACATTAATAAATGCGCGATCCGGGAACACGTTTTCGATTCGGGCAGCAGGGTATTAAATTGTGCCTTTAATGTAGATGAATTGAAATCTCATGCTGATGACAACGGCTGGGTTAATATCACCATTGCAGAACGGCAGACGCCCAGCGATAAAGGGTACACGCATTACGTTTACCTTGATGAGTATAAACCTAAAGAAAAAGAAGCAAAGGAAGTGGAGGATCTTCCTTTCTAAATTATGATATTGAAGGTTAGTTTCCGCATAGAACATGAGCCAAAGGCTCAAAAACGCCCCAGGTTTGGCAAGGGTTTCGTATACGATCCATCCAGGAGGGAAAAACAATCGCTCCGTCCTCTGTTCAGTAAGCATTTGGGACACTTCCCAGAGACTGAACCAGTAGCCGTTACCCTTGCCTTTTACAAATCAATCAGGCCAAGTTACACGAAAAAAAATAAATTATTAATGCAGGGGGATAAATATCAGCACACAAAGACGCCTGATGTTGACAACATGGTTAAGTTCTATCTGGATTGTCTGCCTTTTAATGATAAAGTAATATATAGAATAGAGGCCGAGAAGTATTATTCTCCCCGGCCCCGTGTAGAGATAACAGTAGAGACTAAAAAAAGACCATCCTAATTATCTCCAGCAGAACTGCCGCTACTATCAGCGCTGGTATCAAAGACAATACGGCTCCCAATATTCGACTCAATTTCATTTGGTATGTGTCCTTTCTTTATGTGTTGGTTCAACTTGAAATTAAGATTGATCACCTTCTGGCCCAGGGCCTCCAGGTTCTCAATTACCTTTAACAGATCGTCTTTTATAAAGTCAATCTGCGGTTGTACTGGCTTTGGCATCCATTTCCTCCTTTGCATACTCTTTAAGGTCCACTTTATCTTTAAGATCGAGGCCCTTAAACTCTTTTAGAAAATCACTATTATCATTCAGATTCTCTATCAGGTATTTCATTGGGGTTTTTGGTTTTTTTGTTTCTTCTTTACTCACTTGTGACTCCTTCTTTTATTTTATATTTACCCATATCATCATACAGCATTTCATACAGTTCCTCCTGGCGGCCTGTTACAAGCAACAGGATGTAAAGAGACAGCCTGTTAGGCTTGTATCCGGCTATTAATCCCCGCTCCGCATCTGGCATTTCAGGCATTTCAACCACATTGATTGAAGGCCGATCCTGATCTACTGCACCCGCGTGTTCACCACACGATGAGCATATATCGTTATCCGGGTAGCCTGGGTCGTGAAACTTGGCACCGCAACATTCACTTACTTGCATATTATTCTCCTTTAAAAAAGGGGCCTGCGACACACAGACCCCTTTTCTGTTAAGGCCGCTATTTAGAAGCGACCTGTTCACCAAGAACGGAGGCGTTCTTTTTTATTTTATCAGTACGATTATTGTATGCTATCATGCCCACAGTCTCGTAAGAGTCAGTATCGCCAGGACTGTATAGAGCCAGGCTAAACACCTCCCGGCCTACATACACCCGGTTGTGATCCGGGTATATTTCAGCCAGGAACCTATCAAAAGCCTCCTTATTGATAGAATCAGCATACTCTGTCAGGTAGAACACGGTGTTATTGTGCTGGTGGCCTATGGCTATGATCCTGGCGGTGACGTCAAAATAGATAGTCTCCTGAAGATTCAATACCAAAGACCAGGCAGATGAGTCTTTGAAGTGATCCGTGTAGATACCTTCCAGTACGTTTCGCGATCCAGAATACATACCTCTGGTAATACTCATTGCAACAGGGCTTTGCCAGAGAGAACTACGGCATTGCCTACGATCCAATCCGGTGCAGTTAGAAGGGAATCCTCCGGGAACCACAATTTTGTGGCCTCTGCATTGATCGGTTTGTTTTTGAGTTTACCCTCTTCATCCATAATGATATGCTTTTCTTTGCCATCATCAGTCTGGATCGCGACCAGTTGGATTCTTCCGCCAACCAGGCCCTGGAGTTCTTCCAGAGACAACTGGCGATCATCAATATAGGTCGTTACAGGGTTTAGGGGTTTTGTCATATTACGCTCCTTTTTGTGCCAAGCAGCATTGCTTATACTTGCGCTCTGATCCGCACGGACACGGCTCATTACGGCCTGTTCTTGTGTCTACTGTAACAGGCTTTAAACCGCTGTCCATGATCGTGATCCCGTTCAAGTGATCTATTTCATGCTGGATGGCTATTGTTTCGAGATGTTCAGACCATGATGTATTATTGCCGCCGCTTTCTATCCTGCCAAGTTTAGACTCCACTACGATCCTGCCGTAGCGTGGAACCTTTAACTCTTGACCAGGATACGACAAGCAACCTTCACTCGTGGCCTTGATCGGATTTTCCTTTACAATGATCATAGGATTAATAAGGATGATTGGATCACCCTTAACCTGGACCACCGCCACTCGGTATGGTATCCCGATCTGATTTGCTGACATACCGATTGCAATAGGCTTATTTTTTTTAATTTCTTTAAGTAATAATTTAGCGATCCGCCTGCCGCCCCACCTGGATGCTGGTTTGCATACCTGGTGGAGTAGTTCGTGATCGTGCTTAATTAATGTATTCCTCATCTATATCCCCCTCAACCGCCAGGTATGTACGTTTTTGCCATAATTACCAGGGACCATTCGATCTAATTTCACTAACTCACCATTGTCAGTAAGATTGCTTATGGCTCTGCGGATTGATGTTAAAGGGTACTGCTTGCCATAATCCTGGGCGATCTTGTCCCGCACCTGGTGAGGTGCCAGGCCAGCCAGGGTCTGCCTGGCTCGCTCCTGGAATATTTCCATGATCATATTTTCCTGCTTGTCCGCTTTCCCCCAGGACAGGCGCAGAGTGTTGCCTCCCTCGCGGTTTGTGTTATAATAGGCCATTATATATGAGGGTATTCGTCTATAATCTGATCTACCGGTTCCCATATCCGGATAAAACTGGAACCCCGGTATTCATAACATAGGGCGCCGCTTTCGGCCTGGTGTTCTCTTTCTGCGGGTAGTGAGACAGAAACAATATACTTATACTCTTTTCCGCTCATATTATAGGTTTCCCCGTACTTATACGGTTCATGGTAACCATTGATATACTCACCTTTTAAAGTCTCGTAATTATACCGATAGATGCCATTGATCCCATAATCAATAGAGCCGGACTCGATCCAGTAGGGAAGGTCAAAAAGGCCTTCACCTTCGATCTCGTACAACTCAAAAAAGGATTTGTCCAGGTACTCCTCAACCTCTGGCATATTACCAGGGTTTTCAAGCAACCAGAGCAGGCCTTTTTCTGTCTTATAGGCATTTCCAAAGTTGACTTTATTCATTATTTCCTCCGTTATTTGATGAAATATATAACCATTGGCGCACCATTGACGCACCATTGAAAGTAAGTAAAAATATTATAATTGCGGGACCCGCAAAAAAAAAGAGAGTTACAGGACGAGCGCAGGCCAGGAAAAAAAGGAAGGCCCAGCACCCGGCCCAGGATCGGGCCAGGTGCCAGGTTGGCGGCCTGCTGCACGGCGCGAGACTTGCGGAGTCCTGGCGCGTGTGTTGTGGGCGCAACGGGCCGCCGGGGGTGAGGCTTTCGGGCGTGCCGGTTTATTTCTTTGCCTCTTTTATAACTGCATCTAACCGGCGCTGTTTCTCATCTTCCGGCAGGCTGTCGAAGTCCTCCGGGAAGTCCAGGCCAGGCACGCCGGCGGATAACATCCGC